CTTCAGGGTTTAAGTTGTTATGGTACTTTAACAACCATTGAATAATGTTGCTTGATTTAATTGCTTTGATAATACCTTGGTCTAAAGTTGTTTGTACGTTTAATAATTCTTTTAGTGCTTGATGATTAGGAGAACCAAATAACTCATTCTTATGGTAATCTTGCCTTAAGTGAATTAAATCCTCATACATAACGTTCAATCTTCCACCATTAATTAATTCAAAGCCTAAAGCATATTCGTTTGTCGGTGATTGATAAACTTGAATACACGTATACATAATTGGATATAATCCAATTGGATATCCATTAGAATCTCTATTTATATAAATGAATGCATTATTATCTAACTCTAATTGTGTAATAGCCTTTTCTAGTAATTGTTGCATTGTCATTATTGGGTTAGGTTCTTCTAATAAAAATCTCATATATGGTTCTGGGTTTACTTTTAAAATGTTTCCATCATTACGTATATGTTTAGCAATTGATTTCGCAACTGTTCTTGCTTTAACTCTAACAATAGAACGAATTAAATCGTTGTCATAAATATCTCCCGTCCAAGATGAAAAACTATTAAATGAATCACTTGTGATCAACTTTAACTGCTCTGATTTTGATTGATTTGATTGATTTCTTTTACTCCAAAACTTCCAATTCAAAAAATACACCCCCTTTCTTATTTATATTTACCAATAGCACCATAGTAATCTTGGCGATTATTTAATAGAACAACATATGAATCTAACATTGCTGCCAAGCCATCAATACGTTTCTTTTGGTTAATTCCTTTTTGAGGTTGAATATTACCGTTTGTATCTGTTTTTACTGTAGTGTTCATTAGACACCATTTGGTAATTGGATTATTGCCATAGTTAACTTTCTTTGATTTTAATTTTGCCCCTAACTCCTCCATTGGAATAGATAGAACTTTTGCATATTGAGGAACTGGAACTAAAGTTTGTTTACCAAAGTTATCTTCCATATCTCCAACTAAATATGGTGCTGAATAACTGTCATATCCTACTAAGTAAAGATAACAGTTATACTTTTTTTGTATTTCTAAGTACCAATTTACTATGTCTCTGTGGTCTATAATATCTCCATCACATAAACGTAAATATCCTTTATCAACCCAAATATCATATGGAACCTTATCCTCTTCAATTCGCTCCTCTAACTTACTTGCAAGCATCCAATACATATGCATGTAATAAATAGTGTCATTATCAGGTAACATAAATCCAATACAAGCAGAAGTTAAGTCAGTTGTACGAGATAAGTCAAATCCACCAATACAATACTTAGGTTTCAGTTCTTCAATATCAAATGTTGCTTCATTATTGGCATCAGCATAAGATAACCATGCAGAAGTTCCATTCTGCCTCATATTGAAATCTTTACATAAAAAGTTAGGCATATTGACAGGATTTTTAACTGCTTTATAGTACGCTGTCTCAATAAAATCAAAACTCTTTGCAATACCAAGCATCGGGTTTGCTTTAAACCAACAGTTTCTGTCATGAACTTCCTTTTCATTATCCAATTCATAAATGATAGGTAGTACACCATCGTCTACATAATTCCCATCATCATAACCGTTAATAATAGATTCACATTCAGCGTATTTGATATCATAGATACTTTCTCGGACTTTTCCCGCTGTTGTCATAATGATATTTAACGGTTGTTGTCTTGTAGACATAGAGTCCACTATTACATCATATAAATTCTTATCATTCCAAGCATGGATTTCATCCATTAAACTTCCGTGAACATTCAATCCGTCCAAAGAATTAGAATCAGATGCTAAAGGTTTATAATCGCTTTCAGTTCTATCAAATCTGACTTCACCTACACGAATTTGTAAACGTTTCAGAAGGGATGGAGACTTCTTAATCATTTTCACTGATTCGCCCCAAACCTTTTTCGCTTGTTCACGTTTTGTTGCAACCGCTACAACTTCACTTCCCCCTTCTCCATCTGCAACTAAAAGATATAATGCTAATGCGGAACCTAAAAGTGACTTACCATTTTTGCGTCCGATAATAAGTATCAATTCTCGAATCATACGTTTATGTATTTCTTTATCTAACATTCCGAATGTAGCCGCTATAAGTGCCTTTTGCCACAATTCAAGTTTAACTGGTTTTCCTGCCCATGGGCTTTTGGAATGTTTACAGTAATTTTCTACAAATTCTATTACATGATTTGCTTTCTTAGGTGAGTAATAGTATTTACATTCTTGATCAGTTATTTTTCTAACTAGTTCTTGATAAACTCTTGCAACTTTTCTACTTACAACTATTTCACCCGATTCAATCTTATTGTGATATTCGATAATCGGATTATAATCTAGTGGGTATCTAATTAATTGTTGTGTTGATTTTGAAACTTTACTCGTCATAATTAATTACCGTTGACGAAATCATCGAATCCATCATTAATAAGATTGACATTTACCTTGTGTTCAAATGCATCAGCAATTTGTTTACATAGGGATTTATAGTCTTTAATTGATGTACCATAAAGTTCGGCAATAACTCGTTTTTTATCGAAAGGAGGCACATTTGGACTTTGTTGAAATGGTTCTGTGAATCCATTTTCTAATAAATCCTTTTCGAAGTCCTCACAAGCAATTCTAAGGAATCCAGTACGTTGAATTACACCTTCAAGTGCTTTAACTTTGTTTTCATCAACATCAGCATCTTTTAAAACTCGTTTTATTCTGTTAATCTCTCGTTTTATTCTCTCTTCTTTCGTGTACTCTTTTTTAATCACCATAGATTCTCGCTCCTTTCTTCTAATTTTTGGGTGGGGGGTCTAAAAATTTAGCCCATATTTTCTCCGAAGCCTCATCATCGGTGCTCATCACAATATTTTTTCAAATTTTAATGGGGGGATATTAATTTTTTTCTTTAACGTTTTAAGTTCACTATCACTCACCTCTCAGGGCAAAATAAAAAAGCCACGCTCAAAAGAACGTGACTTACTTCTTATCTTTCTTATCCATATCATTTTTACGATTAATAATATCCTCTTTATAGAATAGTCTGTCTCTAGGTAAATCTTTAATCGGTGTTAATACACCACGTTTCACTAAGTTATTCAAATTTTGACGTGAGCATTGAAGTATATCCAACGCTTCAGTTGTATTAATAATTTCACTTTGAATATATTTTGTTAATTCTTCACGAGTATTGAAAGAGTAGTTTGTCATTTATTGCACCACCTATTTTTTGTTACTTTTTCTCATTGTAACAATTGTTGCACCAATAATAAATAAAGTTGCAACTGTAAGAATTAAGGATAAAATCATCAATATGACACACCTTCTTTCTTGATGGTTTTTATTTGTATATTAATTTAAAATGTTCTATAGTTAGAATAGAAGGCTAAGGATGTCAGCCTTAACCTTCTTTTTTAAAACTTGTTTGGCACTACTCTTCTGGAGTGGTGTCTTTTTCTTTTTCTTTTTCATCAAGTGCTTTTGCTTTTTGGTTGTTCAACTTCGCTGTTTGGAAGTTAATTACTGCAATTGCCAAGTTGATGAATGCTGTAAGTGCAACTACTCTTTCAAGTTCCATTTTTCTTACCCCCTTTCTATACTTTAATTATATCACCTATATTTACTCACGTCAATATAAATATGTAATTTATTTCATTAAAAGTAATTATTTTTAAATAATAGTAGTCTCAATCAACTTAGTCATACACTACGTGTAAGCAAGTCCGACATGATGTCTGAGTTAACTCTAGTTCATCTTGAACCACCGTCTTATGTTATTTATTTCTCAAATAACTTCCAATCAACATCCTCACGATTACTTGGTAACTGATTACCAGTATTATGTAATTGAAACTCTAGTTCGTTTATATAATCATGAATAGCATCTAATTGTTTATCATTCATTGACTTTAATAGATTACGACCAATCATAGCAAGAATATCTCTATCTATTTCATTTACATCATCATACTTCATCCCTGTTACCTTAACACCATCATCTTTCTTCTCAAATGTTAAACCATTACATAATAGTTCCTTACGTTTCTCATCTAACTTAATCACTTCATACTCTTTTGTATTTTTATAATTATCTAACTTCTCAAGAAGTTCATATGTAAGACTCATCATTTGATTTAACCATAGTTGTTCATCTAGACTATCCTTATTGACAATCGCTCGATTTACCCTGTTTTTATATAAACTAACTACATTATGAGCACTACTTACAGTTTTAAATAAACTATCAACATAATTAAAATAAAGTTTTGCATCTGGATTTGTTCTTTTCAAAGGTACGGCAATTGTTGGTTCATACCAACAGTCTTTAGGATACCCACTAATTTCATTTTCACCAGTCATAAATAGATAACAATCTACTGTTTCCTGAATACGTTCTGCTTTCACTCTATCTATACGTTCATCTAATTTACATTTTATCTCGTAATTATTCAAATTACTCACCCTTCCGTTACGTATTCTTTTTCTGTAATTGTATTTGGCTCCATTTGATGTAGTGTCTTACCTTTTTGTTTGTATTTCATTACAAGTTCTTTATAAGCGTCAGAGTCATGTAACTCCTCTAATCTATCAATAAAATTATTGATTGCTTCATTACTAATATTTGTGTATTTACCTGAATAATAATTGACACTCATTCCTCTATACATTTCATCATTAATTAAATCATCGGCTTTTTTACCTTCTTCCAAATAATCCTTCATCGCTTTGTGTAAAACCATATAAATAGCATTTGTCTTTTCTAAACTCATATAATCTAATCCTCTCTTTTAATTAATTGTCCATTTTCATCAAACATTGTTCCTTCAGGTATTGCATTTCTATTCTCTGGATTACCAAAAGTTTTTTTGTTATGACAAGGAATGCATAAATACTGTAAGTTATCATGGTTTAATATAATATTTGGGTTATTGATATTATTAATGTCAATTTCCTCAATATGGTCAACTATAACTCCATGAACATACCTACCTTCTTCTAAACACCATTCACACATTCCACCATTGTCTAATGAATCTATGTATGCTTTTCTTGTTTTCTTCCATGCTTTACTAGCATAGAATTTCTTAGCAATTTCAGTATGTTGAAGTACCATATTTTCACCTTTTAATATTTTTATAAATCGAATAATATGTTTCCTCATCCTCAATTAAATTACCATCATGTTTATACCATCTAACTGGATAGTATTCATTACCTTTTAATTGCATTTCTACAATTC